CGCATAGTCGCCGATCTCCGCAGCGTGGCCGATCTTCGCATAGTTGCCGATCTTCGCAGAGTTGCCGATCTTCGCATAGTTGCAGATCTTCGCAGAGTCGCCGATTATAATATTTCTTTTATCAAGCTCTTCCTTACTTGGATTATCGAATAATTTCCATCCTTCATTTTCTACCCAAAGATATATTTTCATTCACCTGCTCCTTTCAGGGGAGGAATCCTAAGACTCCTGTAGTGGTATCAACTCATTGTAGGTAAAATAGTTATTATGGCACCTAAAACAGTATGGCCGATCATTCAACCAGAGAGCGGATGATGCGGTAATTTTAGTTCCACACATCAAGCATTTATCTAGCTGCATAGTTATAATCTCTCCCGAAAATTTACGCTTCCACAATGCTGTCATTGCTAGTTTATCAACAGATATTATTCCCATAAACTTCCACCTCCTGTATGGGCTACTTCCGGAAAATATTCAAATCTTCATCAATAAAATCAGTATTACTCAGACCTGTAAACTGAAATTCATTAATTAATTATTTTGGTATTTCAAGCTTTTCTCCATTCTCGTAAAAATCTATTTCTTCTAATGGAAGTGAATTAAAAAGACGTCGTGCTGCTATGATTGCTTTGATGTATGCTATATCTACCCGCATTCAAAACCTCCTGTGTGAGCTACATTAATTCAATACAAAAGCTTTTTCTGTTACCATATTTGCCTTTACTAAAGCGGAAGCAAGTCCCGGGCAAACAGAATTTCCGCACATTCTCACCTGTGCCGTTTTCGTAAATGGCTTGCCGTTTATGTCGTGGTCGATAATATAGCTGTCTGGGAATCCCTGCGCCCTGAACAGTTCGCGTGGTACAAGCATCCTCATTCCGATGTCGACTATCTGATATTCTTCACCGTGGACAGCAACGAGTCCAAAACGATCTTTGGTTGTTACGGTATGGAGTGGCTCCAGTAGTTTCGGGTCTTGATCCGTTCCATAATATTTCATCAGGAAGGCCCGGACTTCTCCGAAATGGTACCCGCCTGCAGTGATTGTCTGCAGTGGTTTCCGTGCATCTTGGCCTATGTTTGTGCCTTTTAGCTTAACTATATGAGTGGTAACGAGACTGTCTTTGTCTCGTTGTGTTACGGTTCTTGCTGGCTCATCTGCTCCATATCCTATGCTTCCGCCCATATTCCGGATAAGATTTGCGGTCACAAGAGAATGATGATCTTTAGTTGTAAAGGTACCTATTGGATTTTCAAGGTCAGAACCGACAACACCACCGTAATGCTTTGCGAGAAAAGCTGATACGAGGGCATGGCGAGGCTTAGCGGTCACGGTCGGTAATGGTTCATTGATGTCATTCACTCGGTCACTGCCCTGATGAGTCAGGGGAATGAGATGAGGAGTGACGATCGCATGTCCACCACTTGACGTAATCGTTCTAAGCGGGTCATTTACATCATAAGCACAACCGGCATTGGATTTATGCATATCCGTGCGAGCCAGAAATGGCATTACAACACTGTGCCTATTTTCAGTTGTCTGCGTCCGCAGCGGTTCGGTTATCGGTTGGCCCCGGAACTCTCCTCTCTTATCACCGTAATAGGTGACTATGAACGGGTCCGGGGAGTCGATAACGTATCGTTTGATGCCCTTGGCTATTCTGCGTTGTGTCGCTTCTGCCAGGGGCTTCTTGCGCTCAAATATCGACGGGCACGATACTTCCCACTTAATGCACTCAGCAGCAGTGCGCCATGGCAACAGTTTTCCGCTCTGTACTGCATCGCTTTTAGGATCTCCGTGTGTCTGTTCTGGCCATACGATAGGGAGACCGTCGCACCGGGCAATAAGGAAAAGACGTTTCCGGATAGTTGGATCGCCATAATCACAGGCGCGTAATATCCTTACCTCGACATCGTAACCGTACTTTTTCAGGGCATTTATAAAACTTCTGTACGTCCTTCCTCGTCTTTTTGGACAGGGGTACTGTTTACCGTTTTCATTCGTTACTACTGGTCCCCAGGTCATGAACTCTTCGACATTCTCAAGCATGATCAGGCGCGGTTTTACCGTAGCTGCCCACCGAAGAACTACCCATGCGAGGCCCCTAATCTTTTTACTTACCGGTTTCGTTCCCTTGGCTTTGCTGAAATGCTTGCAATCCGGGCTGAACCATGCCAGACCAACCGGCCTGCCGGCACACTCAATCATGGGGTTGACTTTCCAGACCGATTCGCAGAGATGCTTTGTGTTCGGATGATTTACCAAGTGCATTGCAATAGCCTCTGGATCGTGGTTAATGGCAATGTCAATCGGTCGTCCGAGGGCTTTTTCAATTCCTGTGCTGGCCCCGCCGCCTCCGGCAAAGTTGTCGACCACTATCTCCATAATTATCCCACCAGCGCCCGGGCTGCATCGACCTTGCCTTCGTCGATGATGCCGGCGGATATCAGGATATTGATCGTTTTCTCGGCAGCACAGTCTGTGCAGGTGTGCCCGTTTCCGTTGTGCTTGGATTGTGGCTGTGTGCGTTTTCCGCTGATTGCTTTTTTCTTTGCAGATGGTTTCTTCTTCGCCTTACATTCCGGGCACCGTTTTTGAACATTGCTCGTCGGCTTATATTCTCTTCTGCAATCAGTGCACACTTTGGATGCAACTACTTTTCCATCTGTGTTTGGCATTTCATTCTCCTTTTTCACTACCAGTTTATTATCGTAAGCTAAGAACGGTTCTTTCTTCGCGGCCGTGATCCCAATCGGACATATCCGGCAGTAATCACTATCTTCGGCTTTCCTGTTCCGGAGCGCGCAGAAACCCTGCTGCTTCTCCTTCGGCATGGTAAGGTGGTACGTCTCACACTCGAAAACTTCCTGATCGTTCATCAAACAGTCCTCTTGTCAACCTTTACTCCCGGATAGTTGAGTGTTTCTTTCATGTTTCTGGCCATCGTATTCAGAAACGGGGTATTTGGCGTCAATGCCTGGATAGGCACCTTGCCTTCTGCCACGGCCTTGATAAGCATTTGCAGATTTGTAACTGTGGCGCTGTACTGCGTTCTGAATTTCGTTGCCGTCCTCGGGGTAAAGCTGGCCACTTTCGGTGCCACAACCGGGGCAGGGGTATCAAGCACCTGTGCGGCTGCTTCTGTTTCTCCCTGTGCTTCCAGGTCTGCAGCGGCGTTTATCCGGTCCTCTTCTTCTCGTCTCGCGGCTTCCTCTCTGGCAATGCGCTCCGCCTCTTGCCTGAGTCGTTCCTGTTCGGCGCGATATTCTGCCATGCGAGGTTTCAGGATACCTGCGGCTTCCTGCAGCGGGGCTTCGGCTTTCTTCTTCTGGGCAATAGCCTCTTTATGTGCCTGGTGCGCCTTATTAATGATCGGGTCGAATGCCGCATCAATCTCTTTCTGCAGTGCTGCTATGTTCTGGAGTATTTCATCGGCTTTGATGTATGTTTCATTGTCGGTGATGATAACAATGGCCTTGGCCTGTTCCGGTACAGACAATGCTTTCTGGACAACCTCAACCTCTGCAATGGCGGTGCTCATGGCAATCCCATCTCCTTTCGCGCCCGGTAAACGTTCAGCATGCACTTGAAGGTGTTCTCGGCGCTGATAAGTTTTTGAACCGTATACGGCTCTATTTTTGGATAATTCCCGTCTTCCTGAAGGTAAATTGTTTCGTTCATGAATTCGTAAGGCTCTTTATTTATTTTGAGCAGATTGCGGTATGCGGCAACCTGATATATGTGCCATTTTTCTTTTGCTCCTGTTTTATAGTCGCCATGAATGGTGTCTATCTTCCCGGCGTACCAATAAACAGGGTCGTGCAGTTTCAGTTCAATGTGTTCTTTTTTCACCGGATGATCAGCAAGATATTTTTTACCGCTTTCGACAAATCCCGCTATGCGCGGATCAATTGTTGATTCGTCCAGCGTGCCCAGCACATATAATTCAAGGGCTGTATGGACGGCCTCACCGCGGCCCAGGTACCATGGATCAATAAAATCGCTTGACGGCATGAACCCGCAAGCTTTTATTACCGCGGTCACGCCATCAAGCTCTTTACCGTCTATTCGGTAAATATGATTTTCATCGAGAGTGAGCATTATTAGCCTTTGGAACCGGGCTCTCCAAGTTCCTGCTTTATGCGGTTGCATACGTCATCGTATACATCCGTGGTGATGTGGCTGCTGGACTCAAAACCGAATTCACGGAAAAGCCATTCCTTGATCTGGTCGTCCGTTGCCCCGGTGCCCTTCGCTATTGCATAATAGCGTTTGCGCTGCGCTTCTGAGATAACGTGCGCATGCGAGCCGTTTTCCTGATTTTCCTTTTTCGCTTCCGGCTGCTGGATAGGCGGCTTGTCTGTGCCAGCCTCGCGCTGGTTGTACGATATTTTATTTGTTACCATGCTCTTGGTTATACCAGCGTACTTTTCAAGGTCAGACCAGTTCAGGTTTCTGATTCCGAGCATGCGGGTGATACCGTTGCCGAAAAGATTGGTGAGTGCCGCTTTCTTCACGTCACCCTTATCTATGGCAGACGGAGGCAATAACTGCGTCGGCCTTCCGTTTGCATCTTTCGGACCGTTTTTATCGTATCGGTTGAAAAACGGGTCTTTGCTAGACCGGGTGCCTTCAACTTCAATTGTCCGACCAGCAATTGAGAACGTGCCCTTGATGCTGTAGGTGAAATGACCGTCCGGTTCTTCCTCGCATCTGGGCTCTTCAATTCTCCATGAGATGTTGAACAGGTTGGCGATCTTTTCCGATCCGGACACCTGCAAATACGGGTTTCCGTTCTGGTCGGTCCAGTCCCGCGCGTTCGTAACCTTGAGCGCGATGTTCTTTATCTTGATTACCGCGTCAATCCGTTTTTCCGCCTGATCTGCCACGGCAAGCAGAAAATCGTCCGCAATAGGCGCTACATCTTCAAACTGTTGAACCATTACTTCGTTGTTGTTTCCCATAACTTCCTCCTTATGTTATGACTGCGGCTCTATAATGAGCCTTCCCTGTATTTCCCAGTCCAGATTGCATCCGTCCCCGGCAATTATAAAAGTCATTTTTCCATCTCCGTAATTCGCCGGAGGCATGAAAGTAACAAATGTATTCACACTCCCTTGCTCTTTGGTTTTCACGATTATCGGGAAGTATCTCATACCATCAATCTCTATCTGCGCCATAACCTCACTATACGTGGTATCATTCGGGCAACCCTTTGTTGTCATAGATACCGTTGCGATAAGCCCTACTGACTGATTCGGGGGAAGCTGTATTTCTCTGCTTCGTAACTCCGCAACGCCGTGATAGGGAGGGTACAGCCATGCTTCTGCACCAAGGTATAAATCGTTGGAAGCCGTGATTGCCTGAATGACAGGGGAACTGTTTACCCATTGATTTACACCCTCTCCGCTGTTTTCATTCCCGCAAGCTGCAAGGAACAATAGAGCAAGGATAAGTTTTCTCATGCCGCACCTCGGTAGAGTTCTTCAAGATATTTTTCGTTGTCCTGACATTTGCCTTCAAGGTAATTCCATTTCTCTTCTTGAAATTTTCTGATGAATCGTGCACTGGCCTCAACGTCATGGTCTCGGCGGTCGGAGTGAATAAGCAGTTTTGTGATGTCGAGGTATTCAATAATTCCGTACTTGTCTGCCTGATATTCAACCGTGGCCATTACTCCTAACGTTTGGCCCCGAAAGTTGAAATCACCCTCAATTTCCATCGTCTTTTCGCTCATTTTCCCGTCCCTCCCAGTACCGCTGTGAAAACTCCCGATACTTGCAATCCTCCGCGTGAAACTTATGCACCGTAAACAGCTTGTTGCAGGTACATAGTTCCCGGCGCTTCTGCTGCAAAAAATCTATGAGAGTATCCATGCTATCTGCCCTCGGCCTTGGCAATGGTCTCTTTCATAAATGCAATAGCATTTTCTCTTTCTTTTGCCGGGCCACCGTCTTCAAGCCACACTACGGCGGATTCTAATTGTTGCAGCAGTTCCGGTGCTGCGGCTATCAGGTGGGCGTTATCTGAAATTTCTTCCGCACAACTTCCGTATGCTTTAGCTCTCAGAACACGCATACCTCCGCGATCAATTCCAAATATTTCGTTTGTAAATGGTTCTTCGGTTCTTACTTCCCACGGTCCCGGTGTGTACATACGACCTCCCGCTACTTCATTGCATATCTAGGTACGAAGCAACCTTCAAGCTTTCCGGTTTTGCGATTGATGTGCTGTCTTATGCCGAATACGTCATGGAAAAAATCAAAGTCTTTGGCATCAAGAAGCTCGTTGAGACGCATCGGGCATTCTAAATGCGCGGCCGATATGTCCATCTCGATTGACAAGAGGCTGTCAGTATTTCCGTATTGCTGTGCTCTTTTTGCTATTTTCGCGATTAATGCCGCTTCGAATTTTGATATCTTTGTCCAGTTAACCATAGCAATATAGCCCTCCGTATTAGATTTTTTTCACTGCAACATCTTCAACGGCAAATCCAAGAGCCTCGATTGCTTCAAAAACCTGGTCTCTTATTAATTCCACGACATCTTCATTAGAACCAGAAACAATTGTTGCTTCAAACTTCACCTGAAACATATTGCCCTCCTTCAGCGGCTTACCTTTTACCGCTTCCTCCCCGGCAGGTTGTCGTTCCGGTTATGCCGGTCCATTCCGCACTGGTCCGGGGAGGGTGGATTGAATGAATAAATATTAACCGAAAGGCTAATAAATGTCAAGTGAAAAGATAGCCGATATGCTAATATTTTTCTGGACAGGGAAATATTCTTCTGGTAGTGTTTTGCTACGGAGGTATTTTATGAATGTTAAGTTACGGAAATTTAAAGAGATTACAGAAAGAGAGGGGAATGATGTGACGGATCAGAATGTGAGGTGCATTATATGAAAAAAACTAATTCACTGACTTGGAAAGAATTATCCTTATGCGCTCAATCGCTTCTTCGAGTGTCTGAATCTCTTTTTGAATTTTATCGCGCTCCAAGACCCTTTGTTCCTCCAAAGCGTTACTTGCTTCAGGAGAAAGCGCGAAAACGACAGAACTCAAAGCGGAGACATCAGCGTAAAGATCGCCATTAGCTTTTATTGTCTGAGTGAGTAACATTAACATTGCGGCCAAAGCTTCTTTTTGTACGCCCATATTTTCTCCGTTCTTAAAAAATCATTCATATTCTTCAGTTATGTCTTTCAGTGCGCGCACTTTCACCGCTGTGGTAAGAGCGCCTGCGGTGGATTTATATTTAAAAGGTTTCTGATCGCCCTTGACAACAAAGGTCCTCATGTCGTTTTTTGCCGGTACTGATTGCTTTCCAAAATCGACATATACCGATTGATCCGGATAGAGAATTAATCCGGTTGTCCTGCTAAGAATCTGCATGTGCGCCATGGGAGACGTTTGGAGAAGAAAACATTTACCCGCAGCATCATAGGGATTCATTACCAATAGGTTCTCAAAATAGTATATTTTTTGCTTACATTCCTGAAGGGTTTTCTTGCCGATAATCTTGAGCAGATGCTCTTCTTTCTGCCGCTCTTTTTTTGCATCTTCAATGGCGGCTTCTTGTGCGGCTTTTTCCTGCAATGCCTTCTGCTCCTGGGCAAGTTTTTCTTTTCGTTCTTCTTCCGCGATTCTTATTCTAGTAAGGGCCGCATCTTTTTCAGCAGAACACTTATCAAAGCAGATTTTTCTATTTTTCATTGCCTCTTCGTCCAGCTTAAATGTTTTGTTAAAATTGGCAGACGGGTCGGGAAGTTTTAAACATTCAACATTGCAGCCTTCATACTGAATCATATAGCTAGGACGATCATCAGCAAATAGAGGGCTGATCATAAAAAATGCAAAAAATACCGCAAAAATGTGCAATTTATTGTTCATTTCATGCTCCTTTGTGTTTAGTCACTCATCATATGACTGTAATTTATGATATCATAAAAAGATATTATAAAAATAATTATTGTTAAGCTTAATCATACAACGGAGGATACATGGATAAGGTTTTAGAGTTTGTTCATAAGTGTGATGAATGCATTTTCAAAAATTATTTTGACGAAGTAAAACCTCGCCTTCATGTTATTTATTCCGCGTTATTAAAAGAGAGATGCCCATCCGCTATACAAGGAAGCAATGTAATAAAATTCCCCGAAATCAAAAAAGATTAAAGTATCTTTTTTTTGCCTTTCCTTTCCGGTTTGACCATTGTAACGAGGCTTGACAGCATTTCGGTGTCCTGTTTTCCTCTTATGGCGGAAGCTTTGTCATTTTTTACCACGGAAAGTATTTTCTTTTCCTCAGCGTATTTTAATACCTCTTGTTTCTTTTCCGGTGGCAATTCCTGCATGATTGAAATGATTCTATAGATAATCGGGTCGTATTTTGGCTCCACTATTTTATGTGACGCAAGATCGTCCAGCGATATTTCCAGGGCCTTTGATGCATTATAGGCAAATTCAAATGATACATTTGGCACCTTATTATTGAGTATGTCGCTTACCGTAACCGCGTGGTTGTGAACCTTTCCAGCAAACTGGTATGATTTTATTCCCCTGTCATTAATTACTCGCTGTATGTTAGCTGTCAACTTCTTAACGCATTCTGGTACTTTTTTCGGTTTCTTTTCCATGAAAAAATAATATCCTTTTGGCTAATTAATTACAATAAACGAATGACTAAAAAAACTATTGACAAATGTTAGTTGATTGGCTAATATTTGTAATTATGAGAAAGCAAAAACAAAAAACAATAGCCGAGCAACTGCAAATGTCAGAGGTTTTCGTCTCACGGGTAAAAACTGGCGTCCTTTTTACCGAAAGCGAAGATCTGGCCATTGCTCTATCGAAATTAACAAAAAAACCAGCCATAGCTTACATTTCACCAAGACTTCGGAAGATGTATTTGCGGGCTAACCCTTTGCTTAAAAAGGTAGCAAGCTAAAAAATTTTATCCAAAAAGGGCGAGTAAAGGCGAGTAAATTAGTTTTTTCGCTGATTATAGGAGGCGGTCTATGTATCAGGAAAGATTTACTTTTTTGGAAGAAACGACTGATAAAGAAATAATGATCAATTGTAGGAATTTCAAGCAATCTTTACGCTTGAGCGCCCTTAGGTCCGGGAAATCATACAAGGTCATTGCCATAGAACTCCAAGAGGACGGGCACAAAATAGACGAAAGCACATTATCTCTTTGCCTGTCAGACGACCCTGCCCAAAAGAAAAACTTTCCGCCCGAAGCAATAAACGATTTTATCAGAAGAACAACCGATATTCCACTCCGCTACCTGGCATTGACCAACGGGTGCGGTTTGTACAGGCTCAAATCTAATCTGGAGATGGAGCTAGAAAAAGAGCGGTCGCTGAGAAAAAAAGCCCAAGAAGAACTTGAAACTATCCGTCAGTGGGAAAAATCCAAGAAGTAGGGGAGGTATGTCATGTCGTATTGCTGCATGGAGCACGGAGATTACAAAGCTGACTGCTGCCCGGACTGTCTGGATGATCTGAGCCACGACCGACGTATGCACGCCCTGAGCAGGGTGGCGGTGGCCTGTTTTGCGATTGCGCTTTTTTACGTTTTGATTTGAAAACCCCGAAGGGGCTTTGAGCGTATGCGTATGTTCGCGGAGTACGCTGCTGAGTCATACCCTGTCCTAGGAGTCTGGCGGGTGAACAGGACAAGCTTTTTATAGGGCCGACGCCAGAGCAAAGCCCCACTATAACAAGACACGGTTTTCGGTGACGGTGCCGGTTAGAGATTTGATGGTGCATCCATACGGCATGGGGAACCGAGACACAACAGTGCCACGCTCTCCCCAGAGCGATTACCATAGGGGCGGCTCATCACCGCCCCGCCTCCCTGAAAGGAGTTTATCAATGCCTATCACAGTAGAACAGAAAAAAGAATACCTGCAAACTCTGCAGGGTCTCTCCGAAATATGTCCCGCGACTAAGCACCTGGCGCATGATATCAGGAATCATTTGCAGGTCATCATGTGCAACGTGGAGATGATTAACAAGGCCGAGACTCCCGATCAGACGCTGACCTATCAGGCTCGGATTCAGGATTCTGCTGATAGCATCGCAAAACTGTTGTCGGAGGTGGGACTGTGAAAACAGCATGGAGAGAGTTGATAGACGATGTGTGCTGGTTCGCTTTGGTATTTACAGCCTTATACATGACAGTCCATATCGCAGTATTTTGGGCGAGATAGGAGAGGAAAAGTATGCTGACTCTCGCAAATGTTAACCTGAAGGAAAAGCTGCAAGAGATAAGAAGTTACGCAAAAAAGCAGGCGTTCGCTACGAGCATACATGAGGCTGAATTTATCGAGGCCAGCATAAACGAAACCTGCGACGAGATAGAGGCATCAATCGTGGCAAAGGAGGGAGAATGAGGCGACACATCCTAATTACTACCGCTTTGCTTATCTCTACCATCATATTTATTAACTGCGCTTCAAACGCGTCGCAAACAATTATACGTCAGGTAGAATCGGACGCGCGACACCAGAAAGAATTGAAATTTCAGAAACTGATTAAGGAAATAATACACCGAGAGTCTAGTGGACGGCATAAGGGCGTTTATGGAGATAATTACAACTCATACGGCATCTGTCAGTTTCAATGGGACACGTTTCATAAATTCGCAAAGAAATACAAAATCAAAAACGCAAATTATTACGGCAAGGCAGATCAAATATCGCTCATGGCGAGAATGATTAAAGATGGTTTTGGATTCGAGTGGTCCGTATACAAAGACGCATACCGATCGGTGTACGGCACGGATCCGCCGCCGCGTGGAGTAAAACTGGTTTAAATCTTTCGGGGGAAATCGGCTGACGTTCGGCAGGAAACCGACGACGATCTTTTAACTCCTAAAGGTACCGGCTATTCAGGTGGTCTCAAAACAAATCGAGAGTACCCCGAATAACATATGAGGTTTTATGCGGCAACTTGAACGCGCAGAACAGACAGCATTATTCAATTGGGCGGCATGGCAATCAGGAAAATATCCAGAATTAAAGCTGATGTTTGCCATACCGAACGGGGGTTCAAGGAACGTCATTGAAGCCGTGAACCTGAAAAAGTCCGGCGTCAAGGCCGGAGTCCCTGACATCTGTCTGCCGGTTGCCCGCGGGGAATACAACTGCCTATGGATTGAGATGAAATCGGAAAACGGGAAACAGTCTGATCCACAGCGTCAATGGATGTATAACCTCACGCAAATCGGAAGGGGTTGTTACGAGATATGCAGATCGTCGGAAGATGCCATAAAAATCATTGAGGAGTATCTATCATGCAAACTCTGACACAGGAAAAATTACCGCTCGATGGAACCGCGCTAAGAGAACGGGGAATCGAACGGTCATTGAACCACGCAGAATGTGAACTCCCCGGGTGGAAAATTCGCGCCATGGATTACCTGATAAATTTTCTCCGTGCCCAGGGCAGCGTGCCATTCCAGGCAGAATATTTCCGCGCGTGGGCATACTCTCGCGGTCTTGACCGTCCTCCGAGTGAGAGGGCGTTCGGAGGAATAATCCTGAAGGCAAAGAAGGACAATCTCATAAGTTTTGTCAGATACGAATCAGTATCAAATCCAAAAGCGCACAAGGCGTTCGCAAGCGTCTGGAAGGCGGCGTAAAAAACATGGAACCTTTCGAGGAAATATATCAAAGAGTACAGCACGGAAAAATAGATAAATATTTATTCGGAAATGAAAAAATGAAACCAGAGAATCGCATTAAGCTGCTTGCGGCGTCGTATTGGAGGTTAAATGGCGCGTCCACAAAAACAAACGGTTGATTATTTCCCGCATCAATGCAGCCACATCGGCAAGACACTTTTCATTCTCGAACAAAAATATGGCAATGACGGATACTCGTTTTGGTTCAAGCTGCTTGAAACTCTTGGATCGACAGACGGACATTGCCTTGATATGAACAACAAAGATAACTGGTACTTCATGTGTGCCAAAGCCAGAGTGAGCGAACAGATAGCAAATGAAATTCTCGATCTTCTGTCTGACCTAGATGCCATAGACCCAGAATTATGGAAAAATAGTCGCCTTGTGTGGTCCCAAAATTACGTAGACGGGATACGAGATGCCTATAGAAACCGCGTTGTGGAGGTTCCCGATAAACCAGAAATACAACATCAGAAACCACACTCTGATGATGGTTTCCAGCGTAAGAAACGCACAAGTGAAAGAGTTTCGCTTGACGGAAAATCTAAAACTAGACTAGATGAAACTAGAGTAAACAAAAGAATATATAAGGCACCGTTTATTCCGCCCACGGTCGATGAGGTGCGTTCGTACTGCGATGAACGGAAAAACGGTATAGACCCTCAGTACTTTGTCGACAGCAATACGGCAAAGGGTTGGGTGATAGGGAAAAACAAGTCTCCGGCAAAAGACTGGAAGGCGATGATCAGAACATGGGAGAAAACCAACAACGGAGGTAATGGAAATGGAGCAAATAAAAAATCAGATAGACAGCCTCATCCAGCATCGCAACCAGGTAAGTACTCCGGTGTTGGATCAAAGGTCGAGCTATGAAGCAGAAGACTACGACGTAAATGCAAATATCCTTAAAATTTTAAAAACACGCGGAGTGCCTCAAGCATACCTCCAAAGCAGATTGTCAGATTTCCCCGTAACCATAGAATCTAAAATTGATTCTGAAAGTGGTTATTTCATATACGGTCCAGTAGGCGTTGGTAAAACACATCTTGCCATATCAATTATGGCAGACAGGATAATAAAAAATTCCATGAACGCCTACCTGATAGGTGATTGCGTGCGGGGTATTTACGATGCGCGGTTTATACCGGTGACAACATTGCTCAACAGAATAAAGTCATCATTCTCTCCTGATTCCATTGAAACAGAAGGAGACATTATAGAACGAGTTTCTGGATCCGCGCTGCTGGTGATTGACGACATTGGAGCAGAAAAAGTAACAGAATGGACCCTGCAAACACTTTACACGATTGTCGACATTAGAAGCAGGGAAAAAAAACCAATGATAGTCACGAGTAATCTTCCACTCGACGCAATCGCAGAGAAACTGAGCGACAGAATAGCGTCACGAATAATCGGCTTGTGCAAACCATTGGAACTGTCAGGAGCAGACAAAAGACTTTCAAACACCCAGTCGAAGACTGGCAATCTCTGACGAAAGGAATGCAGCGGGTGACGGGGCGGTTTTGCAGGCCGCCCCAGTTTTAAGTGTTCGATAAAATGAAACCAAACTTTGAATTTATTGGAGTGCATATTGATTATTTAATAATGGCCGGAAAGGTCTATCCGATTCGCATGTGGCACATACCAATCAATCTGAATTGAGGACTGTTCATGCAAAAATATTCAATGACTGAATTCGAAATGAAAGACAAGAAGTCAGGAGAGACAAAGAGGCTTTATGCGAAAGACTCCTGCAAAAAATGCCACGGGACCGGCAGGATTGGAACGTTCAAGCCATCTGACAAATCAGGAAGCACGGTGATTCTCTGCCGATGCTGCATGGTGCCGAAGACCGGAGAATACCATGGCAGATAAAGCTTGGGCGAAAGGTCAGATTGCTATATGCACATACTGTGAGTATGAACTTTCTTCTTGGCCTTATCTCAGGGGAAAACTGAAACGCCTCAAGCTTCTTTCGTATGATGGAAACAGGCCCGTTCTTAATAAGCAGGGATGGGATGAGTATATGTTGCGGTTGAAAAACTGATTATCCCCCGATTATCCCTAGATTATCCCCACATTGTCCCCCTGTTGTAAATGATAAATATCTGAAATAATTCAAGGCAAATGGCAGAAATAAATTTAAACAAATGTACGACATTTCAAACTCTTTCCGCGAAAAAAAAGAAATTTGTCCTCGAATACCACAAAGACTTCAATGCAACACAATCTGCAATAAGAGCAGGATATTCAACAAAAACCGCATATTCGCAAGGCCAGAGGCTGTTGAAAAAAGTTGAGATTCAAAAGGCTATTGCTGAAGTTTCTGAACAACTTACCCAAAACGATACAGCAAGCATTAGTGAAATATTGAAATTTCTTACTAGCGTTATGCGCGGAAATGTTAAGGATGTTGTGAGCTGGAAAAAAGACGGACTCGTGTTTACTGCGTCCTCCGAAGAGATTGATGAGTCAACTTCTAAGCTGGTTAAAAGAGTAAAGGTAACAGAAAAGACATCGCAAAAAGGCGACTGGACAGAATGCAAGACCGAAGTGGAGCTGCATGACCCTGTGAAGGCAGCCGAGCTTCTGGGCAAGTATCACGGGATTTTCAAGGACAAGCTGGAACACTCCGGGCCGAACGGCGGACCGGTTCAGTTCAACGTGAGGGTGAATCTTGTCAGTCCTGGAAATGGAACAGCAAAATAGCGTTGACATCAACGCTGACATTCCTGAAAAGCTGGGGGTGCTCTTCCAACCGTCACGGTACAAGTTTGTTTATGGCGGCCGGGGTAAGGGAGGATCCTGGGGAGCTGCCCGGGCCCTTATCATAAAGTGCCTGCAGGGCACGCTGCGGGTTCTGTGTACCCGCGAATACCAGAAGTCAATCAAGGAATCTGTGCATCGCTTGCTCGTTGAGCAGATCGACGTGCTGGGCCTCACGCCGTATTTTTATATTACCAACCACTCAATTCAGGCGCTCAATGGTTCTGAATTCATCTTTGCCGGAATCAAGACCAATACCACTGCCATAAAGTCCATGGAAGGCATTGACATCTGCTGGGTGGAAGAGGCGGAGAAAGTCAGCAAGGATTCGTGGGAAGTCCTTATCCCGACCATACGCAAGGAAGGCTCAGAAATCTGGGTTACGTTCAATCCTGACCTTGAATCAGATCCTACCTGGCAATTTATACTGAATCCACCGCCCGATTCTATTCTTGTTGAGATGAGCTTCCGGGATAATCCTTTTTTTCCTGAAGTATTGCGCAAAGAGATGGAACATTGCCGGGCCACTGATCCCGATGCTTATGACTGGATATGGGAAGGGCGCTGCAGAAAGATTACCGATGCGAATATTTTAAAACGGGTGCGGATTGACAATTTTGAAGCGCCTGCCGGAACGCGACTCTTTTTTGGTGCTGACTTCGGCTATGCGTCTGATCCGAACACGCTGGACCGTTTTTATATTCACGATGACCGTCTGTGGATTGAGTACGCGGCTCATGGGCACCGGGTTGAGCTGGACGAGCTGCCGCAGTTGTACGATTCAGTCCCCGGATCCCGAGACTGGCCGATCAAGGCAGATTCTGCAAGGCCGGAAACAATCAGCTATCTGCGTGGAAAGGGATTCAACATATCCGCAGCGGAGAAGTGGCCGGGCTCTGTGGAAGACGGCATAGCGCACCTGAACGCATTTAAGGAAATAGTCATTCATGAGCGCTGCAAAGAGGCATACAAGGAATCGAGGCTGTACTGCTACAAAGTTGATCCGGTGACCCGGGAAGTGTTGCCGGTCATCATAGACAAGCACAACCACCACGTTGATACCTGGCGTTACGGGCTGGATAAATACATCCAGCGTCGCGGCGCCGGCGCAAGCTTGCTGAAGGCGGTGAATTCATAGTGAGCAACGAACAGACACAAATTACATTTGCCGATCTGGAAAAATCTGCCCGTCCCTCTGCCATGCGTCAAATTGCGCGTGAAAAGAAAAAGATGGCAGTAGCGGACAAGAAGAACATCACCACGGACGGCTATCAAAATTTGCTGGCCAACCTCGGTATCGGGGCTGACAATCTGGCGTCCGGCGGGCGCTATGACTTCGGCGGATTCATTACCCGACAGCGGGTCATGCTGGAGGCCGCATATCGCACATCGTGGGTTGTCGGGCAGGTAGTGGATGTTAAAGCGGAAGACATGATCCGGTCTGGCATTGACATTAACAACGATCTGAAACCAGATCAGATTGACAAAATGCAGCAGGCAATGACGCGGCTCAATATCTGGAAGAACCTGACCAATGTAATCAAGTGGGGGAGGCTGTATGGCGGTGCCGTTGCCATCATGCTGATCGACGGACAGAAGATGGACACGCCGCTTGATATCGACACCGTTGGCAAGGGTTCATTCAGGGGCCTGCTTGTGCTTGACCGGTGGCTTTTGGATCCGTCTCTGAGCGATTTGGTGCAAGACTTCGGGCCCGACTTCGGTCTTCCAAAATATTACAACGTCCTGCCATCGTCCGCGTATCTTCCCCAGCAGAAAGTGCACCACACCCGGCTTTTCCGGTTCGATGGTATAGAGCTGCCGTATCTCTGGAAGGTTGCGGAAAATCTGTGGTCAGAATCCGTGATTGAGCGCCTATGGGACAGACTGCTTGCGTTTGACTCCACAACCGAAGGCGCCGCCCAACTCGTCTCTAAGTCTCACCTGCGAACGGTTCAGGTTGAAGGACTGCGAGAAATACTCGCAGCTGGCGGGATAATGGAACAGGCCCTGATTAAGCAATTCCAGTATATCAGGCGGATGCAGAGCAACGAAGGCATAACACTGCTTGATTCGAAGGACACATTCTCAACACATCAATACACGTTTTCAGGCCTCGATGGAATTCTATTGCAGTTTGGTCAGCAGCTTTCCGGCGCAACGGGGATCCCGCTGGTCCGTCTCTTCGGCCAGAGTCCGTCAGGATTAAACAGCACGGGGGAATCAGACCTGCGGACCTATTACGACGGCGTGGCAAAAGACCAGGAATCGCAGCTGAAAGAGCCATTATTCACGATCCTGAAGGTGCTGGCAATGTCTGAGCTTTCGCAAGAACTCCCGCCGAGCACCACCATTGCATTCCGTCCCCTGTGGATAATGACGGACAAAGAGAAGTCAGAAATTTCGGCTGCTGATTCTACGTCAATACGAGAACTGTATAACTCGGGCGTAATAACCAGAAAGCATGCTCTTGCTGAATTGAAGCAGGGATCCCGCGTAACCGGCAGATTTACCAACATCACGGAAGAGGACATAAACGCCGCAGAGAACGAACCAGTGCTTCCGTTCGGCGCTGGAGAATTCGAGCCGGACAAGAAAGAAGGCAAAGAAACTCCGCCCGAAGATAAACAGGATAAAGAAAGCAAGTCAGAATGAACAAGGACCGATGGAAAATAAGAAAGCGCATTGAAGTTGATTACATCAGCGAACTGGAAGAGCTGATGGATTCGCTTTTTATAGGAAACCAGTATCAGCGCCATGTCAGGAGCGCAAGCACGTCAATGTCTGATCCGTTGTCAGAATTTCTCACCGCAGAGCAGCGGCTGTTATTCGAACAGTACGCCAACGAATATGCAACCATAATGGTGACCGGCATCTATGCAGCACAGGCGCGTACGTGGCGACAGGCGGCATCGGAGGGCATGCAGAGTCAGATGATTCGCCGGTCCTTGCTGCGGGAGCTCTCCGGACCGGTAGGCAGGGAAGTAAGCGCACTGATTCAGCGGAACGCCGGGCTGATCAAAAGTCTGCCGTCAAAGATTGCCAGTGACGTGAACGCGTTTATTGCCGCGCGGTCAATGGAGGGCATGAGGGCCCAGGAGATTGCGGAAATTATACCGGCAGAAGCACGCCATCTTTCCCGAACAAGGATCGTGCTCATTGCGAGAACTGAGACGAGCAAGGCCAGCACAGCCCTCAACAAAGCACGGTCCGAGGATATCGGTATCAGCTGGTATGTCTGGAGAACGAGCAAGGACGCCCGGGTGCGAAATGCGCATCAGCATATGGACCGCGTGCTGGTGTCCTGGAATGAAGCCCCGAATCCAGAACGTCTTGCCGGTGAGAAACGGTCGAGCGGCAACTATCACGCCGGAGAAATTTTTAATTGCCGTTGCTATCCGGAGCCGTTGCTTGATTTGGGACAGATTCGCTGGCCTGCACAGGTGTATTACGGCGGAGTTATCAGGATGATGACCCGCGTTCAATTCGAATCAATAACTATGAGAATGGCTGCATAAATCAGAATAAGGAGGATGTATCTATGGAACTGTTAAAAGGTTTAAGTGTTTTTTTGTTGGTTGTGATGTTGTTGGTTGTTGGCGCAATGGCGACGGCAGGACCGTCTGACACATATGTGCTCTATCCCGTCAGCGCGGATCCGTGCGCAAACCCGAGCGTGGCGAAGTCCAGCGCGGTGATATCGGCGGCAACCGGGACCACGAGTCTTGTCGGATTAACCGCGGCAAAATCAATTTACGTTTGCAGTGTGAGCGCTGTGCTGTCCGGGACAACTCCTGATTTTACGCTGGTAACCGGCACCGGGACGCTTTGCGCAACGGGAGTAACGAGCCTGACCGGAGTCATGAAACCGCTTACCGGAACATGGGTGAATCTGGGTTATGGCGGAACGGTGGTAAAAAGCGTTTCCGCTGGAGATATCTGCGCAGTGATGTCTGCGGGGACTACGGCAGCGAATGGAATTATTACCTACGTCAAGCAATAAGAGGCTCGCATGCTGTTTCACACCAAGATTGACATAAGCAAGAACAAATCGCTTACCCCGGAAGGTTTTCTGGTCTGCCGGCATGTGCCGATTGCCAGAACCGGAGAACAGATTTACTACGAAGGCGAAGTTCCGATCACTCCCGGCTCGGATGGCGTCATCGTTATTACCCGGGATCCTGAAGAAGTATTTCATCCGGAAGCAATTGCCTCGTTCGAGGGGAAACCGATCACCATGCACCACCCGGAAGATGCGGTCAGCCCAGAGAATTGGCAGATCCTGACCCGTGGACACGCCCAGAATGTCATGCGGGGTGAAGGGCTGGAAAACGACGCGCTCTATGCCGATCTGCTTATCATGGAGCAAGAAACGATCAAAAGCGTCATGAATGACGATATCCGCGAAATATCCTGCGGGTACGATGCTGAATATGAAGAGACGAGCCCAGGCCGCGGTAAGCAGCACAACATCCGGGGTAATCATATTGCTCTTGTCGAAAAAGGTCGATGCGGAGCACTCTGCGCCATTCATGACCATAAATCAGAGAAATCGAAAGAAGGAGGAAAAACAATGAGCAAGTTTAAAGAATTCCTTGGAGCTCTTTCAAAACTTATAAAAGACGCCGAGCCCATGGCTGACGATAAGGATAAAAAAGAAACCAAGGACGAGGAATCAGCGGTACTTGCCCGGTTGGACAAGATTGAAAATATTCTTGCCGAGCTGGTGAAGTCCGACAAGGAAGTCCATGCCAGCATGGATAAAAAAGGCAAGGACGAAGAATCAGAAGAAGCAAAAGAAAAAGAGAAAAAAGAGGGAGAAGCTGAAGACGAGGAATCCGAGGAGGAGAAAGAGAAGAAGAAAAAGGCCGAGGATTGCTACGGCCAGTCAAAGGACGCCGCCCCGGTGATGCAGGAAGTCCTTTATAGGTCCTCGATTCTCGCTCCCGAGCTTTCCAGGCCGACCATGGACGAAGTGAAGAAGTACACCAAGAAAGCATTCGATCAGGAGTGCTGCAGGATCAAGCGCAGGTCACTGGATGCGGCATTTAACACCAAGGACGGCAAGGCGGCTATTGAGCCGTTTTGGAAGCTTCCGCCTGCTGACTTCTTCACGGCAGATTGCTCGGCCATTGATGTGGCGTTTATCGGAGCGTCAGAGGTATTGAAAAAGGCAGGGGCATCGAAGGACCGGGCAAAGCTTTCCGCTCAGGATTTTGGGAAGGCTGTTACTCCGTCAACAATAAACGAACAGAACCGGTCATTTTGGGATGGCCGCAACAAAGGAGGTAAATAACAATGACTATTACCAATGCGTATTTAACAAGAATGCCCGTTGGCTTTCCGGGCGTAGTAAGCAGGCCAGAGCAGTCAACGATTGAGCCGGGGATTATGGATCAAGACACGCCGGTAACTGCGTTTGGAGTATTCATTAAAACCGTGTCTGGCAAGGTGCAGCCAATTGCATCAGGTGATCTTGCAACCGTGGTAAAGGGACTTCTGGTGAAGCCCTTCCCGTTCCAGGAACCTTCCGTTAATGAAGCTCTCGGCGCCGGGACTCCGGACAAAACCCGTCCGTGCGACATTATGAAGCGCGGATACCTGACGGTATTGTTTAAGGGAACGACTGCAGCGAAAGACGGACAGGTTTATGTGCGTGTAACTGCTGACGGCTCCAAAGCAGTCGGCGACATCGAAGAGGCTGCAGATTCTGCAAAATGCGTGGCGGTTTCCAATTGTTTCTTCATGGGCGCTGCCGATGCGAACGGCTATGTTGAAATAGCCTATAACCTGTAAGAAGGAGGAACAGACGAAATGAAAAGACCGTATTTCACAAAAGATGGTTTAATGACCTTCGACAGGCAGACCATCGACAGCACCGGAGCATTTCTGGTCGGCGAGCTGGAGAGAATGGATCAGGAACTCCATGCTCCCCTGGCATCAGTATCCTGGAGCCGCGACATTGACCTTCGGGAAGACGTATCGATCGCTGACGAATCATCGAGTTTCACGAACTCAGCATTTGCTGCAGTAGGCGGAACGAGCCCGAACGGCAAGGCGTGGATTGGAAAAGACGCAAACGCGATTGCCGGTATCCAGCTCGACATCGGCAAAACGCCGCAGCCCTTGTTCCTGTGGGGCATGCAACTTTCCTACACCATTCCTGAGCTCGAAAGCGCTATCAGGCTTGGCCGTCCGATTGACCAACAGAAGTTTGAAGGACTCAAACTTAAACACCAGATGGACATTGACGAGATGGTCTACAAGGGAGACACCGAACTTGGAAAGACCGGCCTTATCAATGCCTCCGGCGTTACCTATGGCAACGTGGCCGCTGGTTCTGCCGGTGCGTCAGCGCTTGCATGGACGTTGAAGACTCCTGATGAAATCCTTGCCGACGTAAACGCATTGATTTCTGCGGCGTGGAAAGCCTCCGGTTATGCAGTATGCCCTGACCGCTTGCTTCTGCCTCCGACCCAGTACGCATACATTGCATCGCAGAAAATCAGCACCGCGGGCAATGTGTCGATCATGACCTTCCTGGAAGACAATTCAATCTCCCTGCGCGTCAACGGCAAGAAGCTTGAAATCTATCCGGTGAAGTGGCTCTACCAGGCAGGCGTGAACACCACGGACCGCATGGTCGCCTACACCAAAGACAAGAAGCGGGTGAGATATCCCATGGTCCCATTGCAGAGAACGCCGCTTGAATATCGTGGCATTCACCAGCTTACGACCTACTTTGGACGTTTGGGCTGCGTCGAAGTTGTCTATCCCGAGACAATTCAGTATGCGGATGGGATATAAGGAGCTGACATGAAAGTTATCGTAAAGAATAGCAGAATAGTCCGCCACAAGGGTCAGGTGCTTGAACTTATGGCCGGCCAGCCTAACCAGGAGATCCCCGAAGATTTCCTGGACAGTCCTTTCTTGCAGGCATACATCGCTGCGGGAGATGTCGTACCAGAGGGACAGGAGGCATCAGACAAGGCCACTGATGCAGCAACTGCAAGCGCAGAAGCTGAAAAAATCCTTGCCGACGCCAAAGAAAAGGCGGCAGCCATCATCAAGGATGCCGAGGACCAGGCCGCCAAGATCGTGGCAGCAGGTGAAGAACAGCTGAACGCCATTATTGCCGACGCTGAAGAAAAAGCAAAGTCAATCGGCAATGATGCGAAGAACAAGACCAAGAACACAAAGGCCCAGGAGTAAACCGTTATGGACAACGCGACATTCCGACAGAACTTTCCCGAATTCAACAGCTCTTCCGACTATTCGGACCCAATGCTTACGTTCTGGTCATCCGTGGCCGGTGCGTATGTCGACAAAACACGCTGGCAGGGATTGTATGACGTCGGAATGTCGCTTGCTCTTGCCCACCATCTTGTGCTGGCAAAAAACAACAAAATAGGCGGCCAGCCGGGAAACAATACCGGACTCATAAACAGTCAATCAGTAGGAGATGTAAGCGCGAGTTTCGACACAAACAATACCACCGAAGAGCGTGGAGGCCAGTGGAACCTTACCACCTATGGCCAACAATTCTTGCGCATGGCGCGTCTGGTAGGCGGCTGCGCCGTGCAGATCATGTGAGAGAACCATGGCTTTATTGAACATGGCACCTTTTATAAATCCTCCCCGCGGGAGCATGGGATTCACCATATACCGCAGCTCCGGACAATTCGCGCTGGGGGGATGGCAGGAAGGAACTCCGGTGCAGATAACCGTTACCGATGGTTGTGTCCTTCCTATTTCCAGCAAAGACATTCAGCAGCTTCCCGAAGCTGATCGCATAACAGAATCAATGGCATTCTACGCAAAGCAGATTTTATATGTTACTCGGAACGACGCCAGCAATCCGGGCACGTCTGATCAGATTGTATATCAGGGAGTACGGTACAGAATCGCGCGAGTCATGAATTACATGGCCTTTGGATATTGCAAGGCAATCGGCGTCAGGATGAGCGGGGATTAAAATAAGTGTCCATTACCTATCAAACACCGGGATCACTCGCATACTCAGCCTCTACCGGTGCAACGTCAATATCAGTTGCCTATCCGGCGAGTATTATCACGGGCGAGGCGCTTATTCTGGTAATAGGCATGAAGCCGTCAGCCGCGAACAGCGGTTCGGTGACAACTCCGGCAGGATGGGCACTGATAACCCAGCGCATAGGCGCGGGCGGGTATTCTACAACGCTGGGAGCCGATACTGGAAACTGCAATATATTCGCATTCAGAAAAATTGCGCTCGGCAACGAAACCGGATCTTTATCGGTAGCCCTGGCTGCAAGTGACATTGCCTGGGCAATCATGTTCCGGTTGACGAATACCACAACGGTTTGGGACATCAAGGGAACAACGGGCGAGGATACGTCTGCAGGAAGCGTTTCCCTGGCATTTGATTCTGATCCCGGAGTCGAGGTAAACGATTTTATCATCGCCGCTATGTGCATCCCGACCGACGTGACAACTCCGTCGCAATTTTCCGCAGAATCCCTATCGCAGGGTGGGATTACCTTCGGAACTGTAACCGAAGTGGGAGAACCGGACAGTAGTGTCGGCAACGATATAGGAGGTTTTATTGTGCGTGCTCCTATCAGTGCCGGAATAAGCACAGGGGTCCCGACACTCACCGCGACGGCTGGCGGAACGACGACGAACGTGCGCGGGCCGGGAATATTCATCCGCATTCGCGAGGTAGCGAACCCGGCCGCAAAATGGACGCGGAATTATATCTATTACGGCGGTCCGTATTTCGTTCCGGCAGAAGATCAGCCGGTTTCCATTATCGCGTACTACAACACGACCCAGCAGCCGGCAGCGATTAAGTTTCCATATGGCCAGGGACGGGTGGCGCTGTTCGGGGTGCATGTCGAGGTGGACAGCGACTCAGGCCTGACGACCACCGACACTACGAAGGATTTTTTAAAGCGTTCAATTAACTGGGCGCGGCAGAGCAATCTTCCGTTCCTGATTGATAATACCTCGGGCCTTGCCTGGGCGCCGAGTGTGTCCGGTTTTGAGGCCGTACTGACGGCGATGGGAATATCGTACACAGAAGCAGCCGAGGCATGGATCAATGCAAATTCAATTTCTCCGACATCATACAGCGGTTTGTTCATGCCGGGAGGCTTGGCTGTCGGATCATCTCTCGATGCAACAGGAATCAGCAATATTTTGAATTTCATCAACACGGGAGGAGCATTCGTCGGTATCTGTTCAGGGGCGTTTGCAGCAGCAGCAATCCAGGTGTGGGAAGGAACTGTTTATAACGCACTGAATATTTTTCATGGTGCGACGTTCGGGGCGATTGATGCCATTGCTGCATGGTCCGGAGAGGCGCTGGAAACAGTAAATATCATCGGTCCAGAGCTATCAATGGCGCCGCAGCGGAGGCGGAGACAATTTATGAGGAGGGCTTTTTAATGGGCAGAATATACACGGTATCGTATCAAGGCACGATTACAGCCGCAGTCGGAGACTCTGACCTGCTCGAAATATCTCCTGCAAGCAACAAGCCGGTAAAGCTGCGCGGAATGGTGCTTAGCCAGATTTCCGAGGTATCTGACGCGCAAGAAGAGGGACTCCGAATAAGTGTTATACGACTTCCGGCGACGGTAACGAGCGGATCCGGAGGGTCAGCAGTTACCCCTGCTCCGATGGATAGCGCGGACGCTGCAGCCGGAGCAGCATGCGAGTGTGGCAATACGACAGTTGCCACAACATCAGGAACATCGGTAACACTCGCGGAGCTTGGCTGGAACATCAGAAATTCTCCCTTTGATTTCTGGTTTCCCGATGACCGGTTCTGCCCGAAGGCAAAGAACGGCGAGGCTCTGGCGGTACGGATGCAGACAACTCCGGGGGATGATTTTACCGGGCAATTCACGTTCATTATTGAAGAGGAATAATGCCAATCTTTCTGCGAAATACGCCGTACAGAAGGAGACGCCGGTCCTTGCCGTGGGCATCAAAGGCTGTGACCGGTGGAGATACTACTATTACCATTACAGACACAGGTGCGAGCTCTGACGATCTTGTAATCGCGGTGGGGCTTGCAATTTCAGAAACAGGGCAGGGTGCTGACTCATTCGGGATGGGTGCTGGACTGGAACTTACAGATGCTGGATCAGGAACAGACGCAATCGCCCAACTTCTTGCTCAACTCGGGTTGAATGATTCTGGTGCTGGCGTTGATTCAATTTATCAGATTATTGCACAGTTGCCTTTGGGCGATTCAGGTTCTGCTACAGACAGCATCGACATAGGAGCGCAGGTATCAATAGAGGATTCCGGTAGCGGCGCTGATAATAATTCAATTTCGGCAACGTTCATTATTTCTGATGTGGGATCTGGGTCTGACGCTCTTTCCATTGTTCAGGCAATACTGATTGCCATAGATGATGCAGCGGCGGCAAATGATGCAGTTGGAATATCAGTCAATGTTTATGCTGTAGAGACGGCACAAGGAGACGATGCAATAGCAGTGTCAGTGAGTTTATCTCTAATTGACACCGCCACCGCTTCAGATGCGCTCACTGTTTTAAAAGATATTTTGATGAGCATTTATGATTCGGGATCGGCAAGTGACTCTATCGGCATATCGGCGAATGTGACTGCAACAGATTCAGGACAGGGAACAGATGCACCGTCCATATCGGTCAGCATTTCGCTTTCTGATGTAGGAAATGGCGCTGATGATATTTCGAGGCTCATAGAAGTTTTTAAAGTTGTGGCGGACTCGGCTGCAGCATCAGAAAGCATTGGCCCTGTTTCGGTAAGCCTTGCAATAAACGATTCGGGAAATGGAATTGATTTATTAACCGCGCTCTCGGTAATAGCTCAAGTTTCCGACTTGGCGTCTGGACAAGAAATTTTATTTCGCATTATCGGAGAAGAAGCAAAAACAATAACAATCACATTTACAGGGAAAAGACCATCAATGGGCTTTGGCGGTAAACAGGCTAATATAACAATCTCCGGAAAAACTGGAAAAATAACCTTTAGAGGAGGACTCTCATGATCAGAAACTTATTAAAACACTTGAAAAAAGCAGGATTGGTGAACGACATCATCATCCATGATTCGCAATGGACAATTAAAAAATATGAGAACGATCAAGCATTCGAGGATAACAACCCGTATTCCGTGTCTCACATTAAAGATAATATTCTTCTGAATGAAGGTATCGGAGAATTCTTGCTTCTGCTCACGGGCGGAACGGCAACGGCTTTTTCTAACGCAAACTCTTATCTGGGAGTAGGCGACTCAAACACCGCAGAAGCGGCTACGCAGACAGACCTGCAAGCGGCAACAAACAAGCTCTACAAAGCCATGTCGACCACGTATCCATCTATTTCAAACCAAACCATAACCTGGAGAGCCGTATTCACCGGAGCAGAGGCAAACTTCGCTTGGAATGAATTCACCGTGGCGAATGCCAGCAGCGGCAGTGGAAAAAATCTAAACCGAAAGGTTTCGGCACAGGGCACCAAGACCAGCGGCCAGACCTGGACCCTCGACCTTTCCATCACCTGGAGCTGATCATGGAAATTCAGAACGTAGGTTCAGTGAATGAAAAAACATTTTATCTGATAACAGCATCGTTTACCGATGAAAACGGCGATGCTGTCGTTCCTACTTCTGCCGAATACCGAATAGACGATGAGAGCGGTCAGAGCATTGTTCCACTGACCGCCTTTACTCCGCCTTCCATAAATATTACAGCCGACCAAAATGCCATGATCAGCACAACCAAGCTTGAAGAAATAAGAACCGTTACATTGCATTGGACTTATGGCACAGGGAAAGAAGGCTGGGGGAGCACCGAATACACGGTCAAACGGGTGAAATACGCATCATGATCAAAGTCGGGATAAAAGATAACGGCGATGACGGAATGAAAGACCTTGCCAACAAGCTCTTGCAGATTACCAAGATGCAGGTTTATGTCGGCATTCCTGAGAACAAGTCGGGGCGCAGGGGTGACGCAGTAACAAACGCGCAGCTCATGTATATCCATACGCACGGAAGCGCATTGCGCGGGATTCCGGCGAGGCCAGTTATTGAGCCCGCCATTGAGGCATCAGGAAACAAGGAGCGCATAACCGGAGAGCTTAAAACAGCAGCCCGGTCAACGCTCGATCATAAAGAAGACGAAGCGACGAAATATTTAAAACGGGCGGGGATGGCCGGCCAGAACGCGGCGCGTGACTGGTTCGAGGATCCCCGGAACGGCTGGGCCCCGAATAAAGCTAATACAGTTAAGCAAAAGGGTTCTGACCGTCCGCTTATTGATACCGGCCAGCTTAGAAAATCCATTATCTATGTAGTGCGCGGTGAATCAGGTGAGTGAAATCTATCTGACATTAAGCCAGCTGAACCAGCTTTTCCAAGCCCTGACCGTCAGCATGCTGGGGATAACGGCGGACAATCCGTATTACTTCGTTCGGATAGCGTGGCCGCAGACCGGCGCCCCCGCGTGGAAGATAACCGAAGATGTGTGCTTTCTCAGAATCATTGAGAAAGAGGACCCGTACAACAAGCAGCGTGACGCGCAGTATGACGGAACGACGCTGCACACCAGCTACACGCGCGTGCTTCAGGTGACGTGGACATTCTACGGCCCGAATTCTTTTGAAAACGCACAGGTGGTACGCGACCAGCTTTTCTATTCCGAGGGGCACAACACGCTGGTGAAAAACAATATATATCTCATTCCGAACATTCAGGCCCCGCGCCGGATACCGGAGGCGTTCAATAACCAGTGGTGGGAGCGCACCGATCTGACCATTGATTTTAACGAGCTGGTGAAACGAGAACTTGCCGTGCCGTATCTGCGAAGTGCTGGAATCATTCTTACAGACGGCACGTTTTCAGAAACAATAACAATACCCGAGGAGGAATAACATGACAACGGTCAACACATTAGCATTAAGCAATATCGTCGATGTCAACATTCAGGTATCGCCCCTGGCGGCCCCCAGAAATACGTTCAACCAGGCATTGATCATCGGAACGAGCACGCATATTGCGAACGCAACAAAGCTTAAAAAGTATACAGAACAATTTGCAACAGAAATGGCAGCTGACGGCTTCCTGACCACGGACCCTGAATACATCGCCATGCAGATTTATTTCAGCCAGAGTCCGGCTCCGAAATACGGTTGGGTAGGCAGGAAGTGCGCCACGGCATTAAAGACCGCCACCGTGAACAACGGCACAACCGGCTATGCGGTCGGCGACGAGCTTACCATTGTGCAATCCGGAGCATCGGGAGGAAAAGTCAAGGTTGCAACCGTGGACGCTGACGGAACGATTCTCACGATTACGAACCCGTCATTGCCTATCGGAGAAGGCTATTCGGTTGCATCCGCATTGGCAACGACCGGAGGAACCGGGACCGGCGCAACGCTGAACATTACCGCTGTTGGCGAGTCATTCCTTGAAGCGGTTGAATCCTGCCGGAACATGAATTTTGATTGGTACGTTGCGATTTGTCCGGAAGCGGCGAAGTCTGATCATCTGGCAATCGCTGGTTACATTGAATCTGCAAGCCCGGATTCATTGTATGCTTTCACCACCACCGATGCAGACGTCCCGACGAATACCGCGGGGAATATCTTTGCGGCACTCAAAGCCCTGGGATATGGGCGCACCATCGGACAGTATACGACCACCCAGAGCGCCGCATATCCGAACAACATCTATGCTATCTGCGCGATTGTCGGCTATGCCATGGGCCAGAACAACGGTCTTGCGAATTCTGCCTTCACGCTCAAATTCAAGAACGAGATCGGCATTGCCATTGAGCCGCTTGACCCGACTTCGATCAGCAACATCGAAGGGAACAACGGAAACCTGTATCTGTATTACGGAAACTATTACAAGATATTCGAGCAGGGCGTCATGGCAAGCGGTATTTTCTTCGATCAGATTATCAACCGCGACATGCTGAAGAGCAACATCCAGCTGAACGTCATGGACCTCTTGTACCAGAATCCAAAGATACCTCAGACCGATGCCGGAGTGAATCAGATAGTGCATGCCATCAACGAGGCGTGTGACGATGCGGTAACCATTGGCTATCTGGCGCCCGGCACCTGGACGGGATCACCGATCCTGAATCTGAACACCGATGATGTGCTTCCGAAAGGGTATCTGACGCAGGCGGTGCGAAGCAGTGAGCAGAGCGACGCGGACCGCGCTGCCAGGAAATGTCCGAACATCTATGTTGCGGTAAAAGAAGCAGGCGCCATTCACAGCTGCCTGATCGGCGTTTATGTCAACGTATAACAAAGGAGGATTGAGGAATGTTTAAACCCACGACTTACAGCTTTAGTGATCTTTCAGGCGCAATCGCCCACCCGCTTCTGGGCGCATATACCTTTACGGGCGAGGGCGTCGGTCAGATTGATATTGTCATGACAACGGAAAAGACCGCCCACAATGTAGCGGCGGACGGGTCCATCATGGTCAGCAAAATACCCGGAAACAACGGCACCATTTCCATTCAGTGCCAGCAGACATCAGCTGTGCATAAATGGCTCTTGTCCGCGTACAACTCTCTCTTGATTGCGGACACCGACCAGTGGGCGATGATGACGGCCACCATGCGAAATACCGCAGACGGGTCAAGCCATGTTTCCATGGGAATGAGTTTCCAGAAGAAGGGCGACAAGAGCTATCAGGCGCAGGGGCAAATGGTTACCTGGGTGCTGATGGCCGCTGATATTCAGAGCTTGCCGGCGTAGGTGTTATATGAAGCGAATTATTTTAACTTTATGCCTAATCGTATTTCCGGCCTGTGCGGTGTTACAAACGATTTCAGATGTTGCGGAAATTATTGATCCGCCTAAACCGAAACCACTCTGCAATGAATTATCTGTTGGAGCTCGGTATGAAAATAAAATATGTCTGAAATATACCGATGGGATATGCAGATGGACTGAAAAAGAAGGGAAAAGAAATGAGTAAACGGGAAACATTCAAAATCGTGGAGCTGGCAGAACGGCGGTGGAGGATTGAGAAATTCGACGCTCTGACCGGCTCCTTTATTGCGTACCAGGTCATGACCAAGATGCTGCCGTCTCTCATGCAGCTGCAGAACGCGAAACCGGAGGAACAGGCAGCGGCCATGCAGGCGGGGCTCATGTCATCCAGCATGAGCAAGGCAGAGTTTATTGCTTTCCAGAAAGATTGCCTCTCGGTATGCAAGGAGCTGCAATCTGCTGGCGGGCAGGAGCTTCCGGTCAATGTCATGATGGCAGACGGGAAGTTTGGCGTTTCTGATCTGGACAATGATGTCATGACGGTTCTTGCTCTTACCATTCACGCGTTGCTGTTCAATATCACGTCTTTTTTCGAAGAAAACGCATTGAAGTCAGCCATGGGGAGCTTCCAGGCTTTATCCCTGTTCAATGCGAAAACGTAGACGGATTTGCCTATGCTCCGGTCATGGCCGGGGCATGGCGGCAGCATGAAGTATTTGACGGCACCTACACCTTTGACGATCTTCTTGACTGGTACGAAATGCGGCAGGTCATGGATGAGAACAAAAATAGGCAGCGGACGGCGGAAGAATTCATGAGGAATAGATAATGGCAAATCCGGCAGACATCCTGAAAGAATATCTGGTATCACTCGGCTTTCAAATTGACAGCGAGGCATACCGGCGCTTTACGGATACGGTAAACAAAACCACCGAGCAGGTGACAAAAAGCGCGTCTGAAATGGCGAAGGGCTTTGCCGGGTCGGCCACGGTTGTTACCACCGCTTTTGCGGCAATCGGCTTCGGGACCGTCGAGCTGTTCTCCAAGATTGCCAAGGCCGACATGGAATACCAGAAGCTGGCGATGCACATGTTCATGTCCAAAGATGCCGCCAAGGACATGAAAATAGCCACCGATGCCCTGGGAGAGTCCATACAGGACATTGCATGGAATCCCGAGCTCAGAAGCCATTATAACGAACTTGTCAAGCAGCAGCGCGAAATGCGGACGCCTGGCGACGCTTCCGGTCAGCTCCGCATGATACGAGACGTTGAATTCGAATTCACACGCCTTCGGGTGACGGCAACCCGGGCCTTTGAATGGGTTGGGTATTACCTGTTCAAGCATCTTGCCGGGCCGATAAAGCAGATAAAAGAAAGCCTGACGTCAATCACCGACTGGCTGCAGCTGAATATGCCGCAATGGACAGAAAAGCTTGCCAGCATGCTGTCGACTATCATCGAGGTCGGAGGCTCTGTTGTCAGGTTTCTTATGGATATCCTCTCCGGCTTGAAACAAATCTGGGACATCATGCCGGGATGGGGAAAGGCCATAGCTGCGGCGCTGCTTGTGGCCACGTCTCCGCTTGCGGCATGGACCGCTGCGATCACCGCTGTGATTCTCCTGATAGACGATTTCTATGCCTACATCGACGGCCGGAAGTCATCAAAAACCCTTGCGCCGATCTGGAACGTGCTGGTTAAGACGATGGATTACGTCATAAAGAGCATTGTCACAACGCTGGCGCTCCTTGATTACCTGTATGACAAGCTTTCCGGAGACAGCAGAAAATTGAAGCTGTCTGATGTCATATCGGACGCATGGAACAATTCCGGATTTTCGCAGACCATAAAAGGACCGTCAAGCACAGCTCCGGACAAGACCCCTGTTACCACCGGCTCACTCGGCAACGTTCTGGCGCGGGCATCGAGCGGAATCGCAGATGCAAAGACCGGAATGTTCAATAATCTTAAATTCGGCATGGGGAACTATCAGGCCATGGCCGGGCAGTCCTATCAGAACAATAGCGCAACAACCAAAAACGAATCAAACGTGAACATTGATGTCGGCGGGGTGACGGTAAATGTTCCGAACACAAACGCCACTCCGATGGATATATCTCAGGCGGTTACCGATGGAATTAACAATTCATTTAACAAAAAGACGTTCATGAATATAAGACAACTTTCAGGAGCGATGAAATAATGCCTATTTTCCCAAACTTCAAGTTTACCTATAACTCGGCGTTGAACAAGGCATCTGCAACCTATATGGGCGGCATGGCGGCATGGAGCGTATACAAGCTCATTACGAAAAAGCCGGTCACAGCCGAGAAACAGAAGACACCTTGGCGGCCCCCGCAGTGGAAAGGTAATGCTCAAGTCCAATTAATTGAAAAAGGAGGAACTGTCCATATTTTTGACGCAGTGCTTAGGCTTGGCCACACGTCAGAAATCCAAACCACATCGCACCCGATTCAGTCCGGGGCCAACATCGTTGATCATGCTTATCAGGAGCCGGAACGGCTGGTGCTGGAAATCGGCATGAGTGACGTTATGGATAGCTATCAACCTGGCAGATGGAAAGGATATGAATCAAAATCACAAGCTGCTTTCCAAAAACTAAAAGAATTGCAATATCTGAAAATTCCTTTTTATGTTCAAACCAGACTTAATTATTACGAAAACATGGTCATCAAGCGGATAGACACGCCTGATGATTACACCACGCTGTACGGACTCAAATGTCTGGTGCAGCTTCAGCAGATTATGACCGTTGAAGTATCCACCACCACGGTGAAGACGAGCACAAGAAAACATGCAACAGGAAAGACTCCAAGGGGACATGTTCAACCGCAACAGCCTGATACTGCGGCCACTCAAGTGTTGAAGGCCATGGGGATTGAGAAATGAACACTCAGGTTATTCCTTTATACGGAAGTCCTGGTCAAACTTTTACAACTACGCTTGTAATTGATGGGGTTAATAGGGCTCTGCAATTTAAGATTTCGTACAACGAGACTGCGGGGTACTGGATCATGAATATAAGTGATCCGGCAACGGGCAGCGATATCCTGACGTCCGTGCCGCTGCTTTCCGCTCCTGACGGGGAATCATTAAACCTCTTGGAGCAATACCGGCACTTGGGGATAGGCAGCGCGTACCTGGTGAACGTGAGCAACATCGCGGATGAGCAGCCCACAGATGAAAATCTTGGCACCGACTTTATTCTGGTGTGGGGTGACACTCCTGATGCCTGAACAGTATTTGAGAAAATGGCAGATCGTCGTATCTAATGCAAGCGGACAGGCCCTGGACGTATCAAAGCTCAGATGCACGTTTAATATTCAAAAGCGCGTGCTGCAAACGGCGAGCTTCGCTGATATCGTCATTTACAATCTTAACGGACCTACAGAACAGGCAATTATTACTGAGGGATACCGGGCAATAGTGCAGGCTGGATATCAGAGCGAAATATTCGGGAAAATATTTGACGGAACAGTAAGCCAGCCTCTATGGGACCGGGAGAACGTCACTGATTACAAGTTGACATTGTATTGCATAGATGGGGACAGCTTCCTTACCAGGAACTTTGTCAGCTTTTGCGCCGAGGCAGGATATAAGTATAAAGACATCATATCGCAAATGGCAAAGAGCGCGCGGACACCCATACCAATTGGAAAAATTTCAGAAAATATTTCTCAGAAAACTTCCCCAAGGGGGAAAGTGGTGTTCGGAGATCCTCGCACAACGTTCAGAAGCATCGCTAAAGACAACTCCGCTCAAATTTATGTGAATGACGGGCAACTGGAGATTGTAAATCTGAAAACAGATGTCCCCGCAGGAGAGGCGTTGGTAATTACGCCGAACACCGGATTGATCGGAACTCCGCAGCAAACCGATCTTGGATTTTCATTCAGGTGTCTGTTAAATCCGCGTATTCAGATTACCAATCCTCCCATGCTTATAAAGCTGGACAATTCGTTAATCAGACAGCAAAAAAAGAACATTGGATCATCTCCGTCCATGCTGGATCAGGATATGGTTGGCCAGGTTATAGGAGTCAATTACATTGGCGATACGAGAGGAAATGAATGGTATGTAGATGTTGAATGCGTCCAGTCCGGAAAGGCTGGAATCCTCATGCTGCTTGGAAGGATGACAAATCCATGATCAAAATAGCAGAACGAATGTCGAATGAAGTAGAAATGATAAGGGCGGTCAAAGACTCTATTTTCTCAGAACTTCGCGTAGCCGCTCCGGGAATAATCCAGAGTTTTGATGCTGTAAAGCAGACCGCAACCGTCAAGATTGCCATCAAAGAACAGATTGACAACAACGGCATTACAGAGGACGTCGAAATTCCCCTGCTCTTGGACGTTCCAATCGTCATTCCGCAGGCTGGCGGGTATGCGATTACGCTTCCGATATCGGCAGGTGATGAGTGCCTGGTGGTGTTCTCCGATGCTTGCATTGATGGCTGGTGGCAGTCCGGGGGGATTCAGGGCCAGATTGACAAGCGGCGCCATGATCTGTCTGACGGTTTCGCCATTCTCGGAGTAAAAAGCCAGCCGAACATATTGACTGGATATTCAACAAATTCTGCGTCACTCCGCACCGTGGACGGTAGCTGCAAGGTTGAGGTTAAAAGCAACGAAATTGAAGTATCAGCGCCAACGGTAAAGGTGACCGGTAGCCAGACAGTCAACGTGTCCGGAAATAATACCACAACTATAGACGGGAAAGATTTCCTGACTCATAAACATCAATATCATCCAGGAACAGGCGGACTGACAGACACGGCGGGGGTGTCATGAGTACGGTACGGGTACGAAAGCTTGACTCTAACTATGACGTGGTATTCGGAAACGGGAAACTGGATTATCTGGAAGACCTTGACGCTGTTGTTCAGATGATCAGGACGAAGCTGCTTTTATTCAAAGGGGAGTGGTGGGAGAACACCGATATTGGCCTGCCGCTCTGGCAGTCAATCCTCGGCGTGCCGGGAGCCGGAAACAATAAACAGGCGGTGGATGCCCTGATTCAGAAGCGAATTCTTGAAACGCCGTATGTAACGAGCATGGAAAGCATGTCGAGTGCCTACGATGCGGCGACGCGCAGCTACAGCATAGCCGTGACGGTAAATACCGCATTCGGACAGGTTACGGTCACCAACACTTAATAGGAGAATGCCATTATGACTTATGCGGCCCCTTTGGTAAATACAACCGGACTGATAATTCCTTCATATCAGGACATTCTGGACGACCTCATAGCGCAGGCAAAAACGATCTATGGTCAAGACATTTATCTTGATGAGGACTCTGCTGACTACCAGTTTCTTTCTGTCATTGCGTTAAAAATATTCGATTGCATGAACTCTCTTCAACTAGCCTATAACAACCGAAATCCACAGACGGCAATCGGCGCAGCGCTGGAATCTCTGGTCAAGCTGAACGGTCTTGCAAAGAAATCTGCCTCGTATTCTACCTGCACGGTGACCATATCCGGGACTGCGGGTACAGTAATTTTAAACGGAGTAGTGGGCGATGCCAACTCTGTCAAGTGGTCTTTGCCTCCTTCAGTTACCATAGGAGTTTCCGGAACCATTGACGTGGTGGCAACGTGTCAGACCATCGGCGCTATCTCGGCGCTCGCCGGGGAAGTCAATAAAATACTTACCCCACAGGCCGGATGGACCAGCGTAACAAACGCGGCCGCTGCAACACTCGGTCAGGCGGTTGAAACAGATGCGCAGCTCAGGGCCCGGCAGGCGGTCAGCACTCAAATAGCCTCAAAGACGATGCTCGGAGGAACCATAGGAGCCATCGCGGATGTCGCGGGAGTTACCCGATACCGTATTTATGAAAACCCGACCGGAAGCCTGGACAGCAACAACCTCCCCGCCCATTCCATAACGTGTGTGGTGGAGGGCGGAACCGATGCAAATGTGGCGAATGCGATCTATACCAACCGGGGAATCGGGTGTTATACCAACGGCGATCAAGTGGTGAGCGTGGCGGATCCTGATTCCGGGATAACTTCATCCATCCGATTCTATCGTACGACGTACGACCCTATTTACGCGACCATCGGAATAAAAGCTCTGTCCGGATATACCTCGGCTTACACAACGGCCATATTAGCCGCCATTGTGGACTTTTTAAACAGCTTTGAAATAGGAAAGGGGTTCTCTCCGTCCGTGCTGTATGCCCCGATCCTGTCTGTCATGCCTGATCTGAAATCGCCAATTTTCGAGGTCACCAGCGTTGTGGCAGGCACCAGCTCTGGATCTCAGGGAACCGCTGATATAACGGTTTTGTTCAACCACGTTATTCATGGACTCGGAGCAAATATAACAATCAATGTGACGTAAGGAGGAATAATGAAACGGATATTACTGACAATAGCAGCGCTCTTCTCGTTCTGCGGAATTCTGTCTGCGGGAACGTACACTACCAATTTACACATGTACAAGCCCACGGCAGGGGAGAATAACTGGGCGAATACGGTAAACGTAAACAACTGGGACAATCTGGATACGGTCATCAGCAGGATGAGCAACAGCATCACTTCGAATTCCGCAACATTCGACATCCTGACAACGAAAGGCGACCTGCTCACCAGGAATTCAACAACCTTTGCCAGATTTGCTGTCGGCACTGATGGATACGCTTTGAAGTCTGACAGCACCGCGGCCGCTGGCCTTGCGTGGACAAATTATATTGCGTCTGCCGGCACTGCTTCCTATGTGGTTGCTGACGGAAATAATAGAACTGCTTCAGCTACTCCGGGAGCAAATATTATTCCTGTGGCCGGCAGCGATGGAAAAATAGCAGCCGGGTTTTACTCATCGACGGGAATTCCTATCTATGATTACACCGTCAGTGGATCAGCCATAACCACGGCAACCACCAACGGAACAGTAACACTCGATGCGGCGACTGATGGCGGATATGACTTTGAATTCATAATCAAGAACCCCACAGCCGGGAATGTGCTTTATTCTCTCTATTATAACAACAACACAACCGCAACGGATTATCGCCGAAATTTTACATCAGGCGAGTCGAATGACGCCATTATGCACCAGACAAATGTTGCAGCTGGCGGGCAATTGATTATTGTCGGGTCCATTATTCAGACTCCAGGAGGATTTGTGCGCACACTGTCCAGAACCGTTGGCATCAACTCATCCGGAGTTGGAACAGAAACATATACAGTATCTCACTGGAAGGTTACAGAGGTGTCCGGGAATAATTTGACCAGAGTCGATGTTACAGGATCATCAGCAAGCGGAATTGACGTGGGATCACGCTTCAGAATGTGGAAGAGGAAATAACCCATGGCAGACGGATACGGAAGCGAATACGGCAGCGACTACGGAAATGATTCTGTTTATGCCGGGGCATCGGCAATACCGGTCAGCTACTATCTTGGGTTGATAACGTCGCAATACCAGAATTCGCCGAAGTTTCTTGCGATGCTGGAAGTTATTTTAAACCGTCTTTCAGATGCGACGGCCCTGATAGACAACATGTACGAGTATTTCGACATTGACAACGCAGCCGGAGAGCAACTGGACACCATCGGGGAAATCGTTGGACAGGCCCGGAATGTGGATTTTGAACCGAGCGGATTCAGCCCGTTGCTCGATGACTGGACATATCGAACCTTGCTCAAAGCAAAAATATGCCACAACTTCTGGGACGGTACCGTCGGGAATCTGCAAACGCTTTGGAAAAAGATATTCCCCACTGGAAAGCTTGCTGTGAATGACGGTCAGAACATGACCGCAACCATGATAATGAGCGGAGAATTTTCATCGATTATGATTGATTTGATAACCAATGGATACATTCTGCCGCGGCCGCAAGGCGTTCTTTACAATTACACGTTCTCGCCGATGCCGTATTTCGGTTTCGGAATTAATGATGAATACGTTGCCGGATTTGGGTCCGGACACTGGGCATGACAAAGGAGATAATACATGGCTGGATCAACTAATTTCAAACAATGGAATCCCGCACTGGCAAACATTCAAAGTGATGCTGCATATGAGGCAGATACCATGCGAAGCGGAGGCGCAATAGATGGAGTTTACGAGCCTGAATTGCACAATAAGTTTGCATATCAGGTTTCTGCAATGGTCGCGGCGATTGCCCAGTCCCTCGCGGCAAAGGGGTTTGTCGTAGAGGATGGATCAGCGGGAACAACCGGTCATAATTTTAGCGCACTGGTGGCTGTTCTTGCAAACATTCTTACCACAGCGGACGCAATAGACGCGGATACGCTAAACGGTCATGCTTCCTCTGTAACTCCGGGCGCCGGGATCATTCCGGTTGCAGGGCCAGGGGGAAAGATAGATTCCGGTTTTCTTGCCAAAGTGGCATTGGATCCGATATTTGATCATACCGTTGATTCTGCGGTTACGACGTTGCCGACCGAGGACATTCTGGATATCAATACCGACAAGGGATACAACTTTGAATTTCTCCTGAAGAATGGATATGCGGGAGACACTACATTCAGGCTGTTTTATAACGGGGACACCACGACGTCAAAATACAGTTCAAACTGGCAGGGAACATCTGTTCAGAATGACGCCTTTCTCTATGCAGGAGCGGCTCCCGGTCCTATCGGAATCGGTGAAAGTTTGAACTTAACAGGCAGCATACTTCTTACGCCTGAAGGGTATCCCCGAATAGTAGGGATAGGGCAGCGGTTTACATCGGGCAATGTTGTTTCACAGCTGTCGCTTTTCTCCCACATGATGAATACCGTTCTGGACGGAAGCCCTAAAAATTTGCTGTCGTTGCTTTTTAGTGCAAATCAGACGGGCGGCATAGATGTAAACAGCAGATTTCGCATTTGGATACGGCAATAGCTGACTTAAAAATCATTTCTTAATACCGGGGGGATCAGGATGACGCCTCAGAAAAGACATGACAACGATGAACAGAAGAGAAGATTTTCAGACAGTCCATGGTTCAATGTTGTTTGGGGCGCGCTCATTGTCGGCGTAACGCTCTTTTTTCTGGCAGACGTAAACGCACAATTGAAAAGCAAGGTTGATCTCGCTACTCACGAACGTGATCTGAAATCCGTACAGGAACTGGTAAACACCCAGTACAAGTCAATTCAGGATCAGCAGGCCATGATGCTGGACCTCTTGCGGGAGCACAAGGAAGAAAGTAAACGGGGAGCGACAAAATGAAGATGACCGCTATTTCCGAGGGAATAAAGCTTCTCTTTGCCCGGTGCATTATTGCAAATGAACTTGGAAACAGCATTACTCTTGCTTACCGGTTCAGCGATCCGGACGGTGTGCGGTCTGGGAAAAGCGGGTGGAGCTTTGGAGTCTGCCAGTATGACATAAACAACAATCCGAACGCTGAAAAAGTTTTAAAGGAGTGCGGATTTTCGCGGGCAGAGATAGACGCGCTGAGAGCTCAGACGATTGATGTCGAGCCTCTGAACATTCGACTGGTCGAGCACAAGGACGTTATCAGCAAGTGGGATGCCCGCCAGCTGCAGGAATGTCTGGTGCGGTCCCTGACCAACTGCATGGCGCTGAATACCGATTTTTCATCAGAAGAAGTCATTCTGCATCTGGCCGATTATGACAATCAGTTTTACTTCGCGCATGACGGGAAGCTGTACACCTGGCTGAAGTACATAGTCAACTGGCCGCTTACTCCGGAGCTGTTCTTGAATTGGAAACTGAAGAATACCGCTTGGGGAAAGGATCACAAGGAAGACGTAGAGCGGAGATATGACAATATCCGCAAAATTTACGCCGAACGAGCGTAATAAAAAAAGGAGGAAGTATGTTTACTGGAAACAAGATGTTTAAGAAGCTTTGCATGCTGTCCATGATTCTGGTTATTGCAGCCTCGCTTTCGATGACCGGCTGCACAAAGGTAAAGGCGTTCTTTGGCAACAATGAGGCGCTGGTGCAGCTCACCACGGAAGCGGCCACGGCCCGGGTTATCCATGATCATCCTCAATGGAAAGAACCGATTGCAAATATATCTGCTGCGGCCATATCCGCCATTGACACCGGAGCCATCACGGACCTGAACTCAGTCAGCGCGTTTGCCATCTCGAAAATCGACATGAGCAAGCTAACGCCGGAAGAGCGGGTGCTGGTGAGCATGGTCATCAGTCAGATTACGGCAATCATCATTGACGACCTCAAAAAGAACGGTTCGTACGATCCGGCCAGCATGCTGGTAGAGGTCAGGCAGGTGCTCGGCTGGGTTAATACCGCGGCCAAAATATAG